TGGCTACTGGAGTATCGTATGACAAGTCAATTAAATGTAGATACCATTGTAGATAAAGCAGGGTCAGGTGGCACGAACGTAAAGATAGGTAATACATCTACTTATGTGTCTGATGGTGGTGCAGTTACACAGAATACTGTTCAAGGGTTGGCGAAGGCTTGGTTTCAAGCAAGTAGTAGTACAGCACTGTCAGATAGTTTTAATATTTCTTCTGGAACTGATAATGGAACTGGTGATTATTCTTACGCTCTATCTAATGCTTTTGTTAGTGATGATTATGCAGATAATTATACTGTTTATACGACAGTAGCAAGATGGGCTACTAAAAATGATGACAGAGATGGCACTGGTGTTTTAGCAACCGAAGTTTTTAGTATCTCAGCCAACCAAGACCACGCACATCTTGGCTCAGCACACGGAGACTTAGCATAATGGCTAGTGAACTTAAAGTAGATAAATTTACAGGTGTAACCACAGCAGGTTCTATACTTGTTACAGGTGAAGGCAATAGTAC